CGGTACGGGCGTACTTGTCTCAATACCCTTAACCACCATCCAGTCTGAGGGCAACAGCATCGTGTAGGCTGTCTGGTTGATTTGGATGACCCAGTTAGCTTTAAGCGGATCAAGGTCTTTAGGCGTGTTGGTGTACGTCCTGACTGCACCACTCAATGTATCTGACACCCAGTAAAAGCGGTCATCTTCAGGGCTGTTGGCATCCGTTACCTCAACCAGTCCAAGGGCTGCTTTGTCCTCTGGTGAGGTCATGTTTAACCATGTTGAAGGGTAAGTCGTTCCATCTATGGCGAAGGAAGAACCTTCATTTATGTATTGATCTGATTTTTCACGATAGAACATAGTTACCTCGCCAAGCTGTTGTTGAATGGGTTTTCCGCAAAGGCGGCGTAAGCGTAGGTTGCTCCGGTGTAGTTAAAGTTTGCGTTGTCTACTCCACGAAACTTAAACCCGTTAGACAGTATGTCAATCTCTGTACCCCAACCATTAGAACCTTCTGCGGCGGTTAAATTTGCCACTAACTCCGCGTTTGTTAATACGTTGTATGTATTTCTAGTCGTGTCCCAAAGCATCCATTGACCAGTTGTACTATAAACTTTTTGTAAAATCCATTTTGGCCTAAACCCACAGTACACAAACGGCCCACCAGAAGAAGAATTCCCCGTATACATTCCAAAGGCGCTATAACCGGCTATTTGGGCAAAAGCATAAACAACGTAGAGTTTTGTGTTTGTGTTAATTGTGTTTGAGGTTGTAAGAACAGTAGAAGTTGGTGCGGTGTTATTCCATACACCTGTTGCGGTTGCTTCGGCAGCAGTTGTATTCAATTTCAAATATTTAGTTGCACCTATTGATCTGTGATAAGTGAACCAATCCGTACCAGCAACATCGCGGGCTTTAACTATGTACATACTAGGGGCTATACCAAGACCGTGACCAACCGTTATCGGGTCAGTTGCATCTGCCGTATAGGTAATAACACTAAACCCGCTGGCTGCACTTGCACTTACTTGTGCTGAAACTGTTCCTGAAGTGTTGGTTACAGTAGAACCTGCTTTCCATTGCCAGCCAACATAGGTTGCCGCACTGGTATTCATCTGCGCTAACGCACCAACAGTAAATCCTGTGCTATCAAATGCAGTTAAGCCAGTTGCTTCTGTAGTCTCAGCACTTGTTGTATTGCTCTCAAGTTGCTTGGTAGTGCCGCGCACAGAGTCATATAACGCATGGTCAGTTGCAGCAGACCTAGATTTTGCCCACACAAATCCGGGCTGAAATCCACCAGCGTTAGTCACACTCAGCGATGCACCCGTACCCGTATAGGTAGTTGCATCCATGTACTCATTGCCCTTGAGGATAGACGGGGCGGCAAGGTTGTAGGTGTTGAGTGCCTTTGCAGAACCGTATGAACTTGGATAAGCAAAGCCTTGCTGCCCAAAATTAGCGTCAATGGTATAGGTATTGTTATGAACCATAAAAGGCTTCCAATAATCAGTAAGCCCAGAAAACATAACACCTAAACTAGTACCATTTTTATAGACTGTAATTGATCCGTTACCTATTACAAACCCCATTACATCGCCAGCACCACTAGAAGCTGCATAAGCAGAACCTGTACTACTAGAATATTTTTGCCCTAAACTTGGGTAATATGATCGTTGTCCTGTTCTACCTGAATCAACACCAGATGTAGATGCTGGCATAATCCCAAAGAAAGACGCTACTAATGCAGCTATTTTTATTTCCCACACATAGTCTGTGGTTCCACCAATATCAATTGCAATTGATCCAGCCACACCCTCATCACCGCCCCCAGTACCAACAACGTGCAAGTTACCTTGGCTTATAGTAATTGAACCAGAAGCTAATCCAGAATCGTTTGGATTCCAAACAGCGTAGTTACTACCCGTATCAGTAACAGTCGGTACGTCAATCATGGAGTCATACGTTACCCCTGCCGTGACCGAACAGTTATTCACCGTAAATGTGTTGGAGTTCCCTGACGTATCCGTACCCAGAGCAGCCTGAGTAGCGTAGCTGTTGAACTCTAGATGAGTGCCATGATTGCCATAAGTGCCGGTGTACTTCTTTGGCGACCACACGCCTGTGGTGGTGCTGGTAGTGCCGAAGGATGAAGGTGTTAGGGCTTGACCATCTATAAGATAAAAATCAGCCATGTAGCCATCTAGGGACTGTGAAGCTAAGTCATCGTATACCCCAATTTCACAAGGTCTTCCAGAACCCGTTAAGTTAGTAGCACTATTTTGTGGTACATATGTTGCACTTCCTTGCAGAGTTTGAAGAACACCGTTGACGTAGAGTATGTGCCTGTTGGTACTAGTCGCTGCGGTAGAATCAAGTACATGAACAATATGATACCAAGCAGACGGGTCTCTAAATACAGCATTAGTGTCTATGATATATCCCGTACCACCAAACGATACTTGTGCAGTTAGTGTAAAAGCATTATTAAAATACAAGTACACAGCATTAGTACCACCATCGTATTCAGTCCAGATAGATTGAGCGCTAGTAAGTCTTCCCCGTTTAAACCAAAAACTTCTTGTCTGTGTTGTTCCGCTAGTGGGTGCAGTTCCAAATGTTTTAGCTAGATAAGCAGTAGCACTCGCCCGAAAGCGCAGGGAACGGGGGATAACAAATCCACCAGAAGGACGGGTAAAGAGTTCGTTCTTAGCAGCAAACATTAGGCAAACGCCTGTGCGTAGGTTCCAAACCAAGACGTACCGTTAGCCACAAAGGTCAATATGTCTACTCCCGTAGTTGCGGTTGTAGTTAGCGTTGGTGCAGTTCCACCAGCAAATTTAACAGAAGTAAACACCGCAGTCCTAGAACCTGTACCGTCTTGTGTGCAAATCAGAATAAACGACTTACCAGCAGTAGCAGTTGGCATTGTGAATGTGCAGTTACCTGTCATGGTCACAGTTTGCACAGTACCGTTAGTCAAAGACAAGGTTTGTGTTGTGCCTGAGTTGCCGATAGTTACAACAGATTCAACGTAGTTTGTTACTGTTGGGTTGGTTAGGGTTTTGTTGGTAAAAGTTTCTGACCCAGCAAGAGTTGCAACAGTACCAGATGCTGGTAGTGTAAGAGCAGTAGTTGCGCCAACAGTTAATGTAGTACCAAAAGCACCAGATACTGTAAGGGTGCTTGCAGCGTTATTTGCAACACCAGTTCCACCACCAGACGCTGCTAGAGGAACTGACAATACAGGAGCTGAGGAAAATGTTTGAACACCAACAAAGGTTTGAGCAGTCTCAGTAGTAGCAAACGTAGCTATACCTGCTGCAGTAAGACGTAGTTCTACCTTGTCTCCTGTAATAAATATAGCTCCAGTAGTCCCATCTTGACCACGGGTAATAGTAAAGGTATCTGTTGACCTTGCAGTTACTTTAATAACTTCCCTGGTTGTACCAGTAGCTGCATCAACTACTACTGCATAAAAGTATTGGGCTCCAGCAAGAGTTGGAAACAATGCCCCAGTGCCAGTAGATACCGTAAGACTAGTAACACTGGCATTAATACCTGAGGCTAAAGTTGTTGCAGCAAAGTTACTAAATTGTACATTTGACATATTAGCTCACCGTAATAGTCCATGTAATAGCAAGAGTATCCGTAGCACCTTTTACATAAGTACCAGTCAGGTAACGGCTAAACATGGAACCTGCACTAGCAGCACTAAACAGTCCTGCTTCTTCAATGGTTCCAGTACCTATACCTGCTCCAAAAGAACCTACAAATTGGGTAGTAACTGAAGTAGGGTTAGTGTTGCTAGAAGCAACCCTGCCTAATTCAGATCCAACCAAAGCAGTTTGCGATATAGATGGAGCAGTAGTACTTGTGCCTACAGCCATATATCCAAAAGTGATGCTAGTACCAGTAATCAAAGCTGTTGCTACAAAAGCTTTGCCTACCGTAGTAATAAGGTTAGGGCCTTCTTCTTCTTGTTTAATATTGCCTTGAGCATCGGTCAGGACAATATGGACATAACCTTTAATGACTAGTGATGTATTTTCAGTGTTCATATTCAATTATCCTAACGTAGTTTTACCTAAATATTGGGAACCTAAAGATCTATTTACCAGCAAATCAGAAACAACTAATTCTGAAAGAGTCATTGATTCAGCTATAGTTTCAGTAGTGCTTTTGCTAACTGCCTCTGACAATGAAACAGATTCAGCTATTGTTTTAGTTGTAGCTTTACCTAAAACTTCTGTTATAGCCAACGTTTCAAAAATACCTTCAGACTCTACTTCTGTAACAACTTCTGAAAGTGTCAGAGTTTCTATTACGGTTATGTTTGTAGACAGAACTGATACAAATACCTCAGACAAACTTAATGTGTGAGGATACCCAGATGCAGTTCCAGATCCAGCTAAAGAATACTTACCTAAGAAACTAAGTCCTAACCCTTCATCTGTAGCTGTATCTGGCGCAAATGTAATGTCATTAGGAACAATTTTAGATACAGCAGTACTAAAATCTTCTGCTAGAGGATTAAGTTCTCCAATATTAGTGGTGTAGTTTATAGCTATAAACTCATCACTAGCTTCAGATCTAGCCCAAGGTATTGATATTTTGTCTACAGCACCCCGTACAAAGTCTTGGGGTTGCCTAAGTTCAAAGTCATAGCTACAGACCATAAGGCCATCCCAACGTTGACGCAGTTGAGATGCCTTATATTTTTTACCGCAAGCATCACATATCGTGATCCAGTCACCACTCTCCCATCGAGATTGATAGCTCACTGGATATTCCTAAGAACTTATTTAGATGAACTTCGTTTTGCTGGTTTCTTAGACTTATGAGCTATACCCACTGACTGTTTCTCATGTGTCTTAAGACGAGCATCTTGAATCTTATCGTAAGCAGTTTTACCTGCTGTTTTGGTAGATTTCATTTATTCTCCTAATTATGGATTAGAAGTGTGGGTTAAACAGCAGCAGGATTAATGAGTCCAGACTTGTCTGCAGCAGCAGTAATTGGGCAGAAGTTCTGGTTAAACCCAAGCTTAGTACCAGTGTTAATCCAAATTTGTGCACTGTTGTTAAGCCCAAAAATACGGTTGTCTGTACATTGACCAGTCCACGCAGTACCCGAAGTGCTAATTGCCAGACCACTAGTAGTCGAGGTATTAGGACGAGTAATGTTGTTGCGGCAGAACTCAAAGTTAGTAACGTTAGATGAGCCTGTAGCAAGCATGGCAGCAGTATCATTTAGAACTGCATAAACACCAATGTTATCGCAAACAGTCATACGATTAGTAGCTGATGCTGGTTTAATAGACGTTGTAGCAGCAGTAGTACCAAGGCTGCTAATAACGTTATTAGTAAACGACAAACCATCAAGACTGTTAGCTGTAGCATTACCAATCACAATAGAGACAAAGTTAAGTATAGAAGAACCATCCCTAAACTCACAGGAATCAACAGTAAAGTCAGTAGGAGTGTTAGTACTAGTAGCCGTAAATACAGAGGCAACTGCAGCAACGTTAGCTTTGAACAGGATGTTCTTAACAGATACGTTTGCAGCAGTAACTGGAATGTTAGCAGTTGCTGCTGTAGTAAACGTCAGAGTAGGACGCGAACTACCTACACCCAGACCAATGATTGCTACTCCTGCTATATCAAGAGTCAGGGTAGTTGCATTAGCAATGGTCTCAGCGTGTCCAGGTTTTACAAATATAATGTCACCACGCCCAGCAATACACCGAGATACAGCAAACTCAATAGTACTAAAGGGGGCATTGAAGGTTCCAGGATTACCGTCTGAACCACCAATCTGACCAGGAAGAACACTGGTAGTGGCATTAGATACCCAATAAACTTGACCAGGATGTGCTTGCGTAACAGGCATACCCCGAATGGTTACGTTGTTAAATCCACCAGGATAGTTAGATGCAGTCGTAAGGTATGAAGGCATGACTTTAAATCTCCGTTTAGAACTCTAAGGTAGAGCTTTCAGTTTTTGAAAGAAACTCTTAGCGTGATTTAAGAAAATTACTTTTTACGTTTAGGGATAGAAGGAGTGGGGCGTTTGCCTTTTTCTTCTTCTCTTGGATAACTCATATTTAAGCTCTCCGTGCGTAGTGTACAACTAAAAAGGGGAAGGGCGTATAAGATCTCATTTAAAACTAGGTCTTCAGTCTAGTTCCCTTCCAAGGGGAGAATGTTACTAGTAACAGTCCTTACGGGCCATTGCTACCATAGATAGCGCGGGGGTCAGACCAACCCATCGAATAACGCTCATACCCTTTAGCTTTCGCGTTCATGGTATCAAAGTCATTGTCTTGGTCGAACATCACGCCAACACGGTCATAACACTTCATCCCAGTACCACCAGGAATCGAGTTACGAATAAACCAAGCATGGGCTGAGCTAAAGTAATGGTTCACTTTAAAACCGCCTGGGAGATAGTTACCCGCCTTGATGACGTTAATGTCATTGTTGGCATTACCTGGTTGATACGTGCTATGGAGAATACGCTGGGCATTGAATACTTCTTGACGAGCAATGTGCAGAGTCTTGGGTTGAATAGCGATCAGGAGACCCCGATCATTCTGCGTACCCATGATTGCTATCATTGCATCTTCAAGAGATGCTTCGCTCAAGTCCACATCTACTGCAGGTTTGTTTGAGAACGTGCCACCAGTCGTATTTGGGTGTGCCGTTGAGCAAAGCTCAACACCATCACCACCCTTGTACGTGCTGTTAAACGCACGGTTGTAGACGTTAGCTGCAATGTTTTCCTTGGTTTGACGGAAGGACATTGCAAGGGCAGCAGCACGTTTCCGTGATACTTGCTCATACAGGTTGTCATCCAGTTCTTCCTTGGTAACAATGTAGCCCATTGCATACGCAACGTGCGTATAGCGAGTCACAAAACCTTGAATCTCAGAGTCATACGTAGTTGCACTACCTTGACTCTTGACAGGCACAAGACCAAATCCGGTCAGTTGAACGTCTTCCTCATAGTTCTTATCCGAGGTTTCGCAGTCAAACAGATCCGTATACTCAGTTTCATGCTCATCGTAAGTCTGACCCCACCAGGCTTTAATACCAGGCCATAGTGCTTTGGGGTGACTTGCAGTTGTGATAATTCCAGCCATGTCAGTCTCCTGTTACGTTCCAGTACGGCCCGTAGGCGCACCAAGTTCGTGTGTATTAAAGCGGCAAAGGACGCGCTGGTATGCACCAAATGCGTTGTCAATCCTTTGTACCAGTCCCAAAATTTGAATCGGAAGCGTGTTAGTAGTACTAATAGTTGCGCTAGTGATACAAGTATTTGAGAGTTGGATAGACGGGGTAAGTGCTTGACTGTTTGCCAACGTGACATCAGTACCCGTGTTAGAACCAATACCAGCATTCAGACGAGCACAAGCAGCATTCAAGTTGGTAGCAGTCGTACCGCAACTAGCTTCAAACAGAAGGTTAGGATCATCAGCAACATACACGTATCGAACAGCGGTACGTGATCCTGCCAAGATAAAGGTATTCTCAAGGCTAAGGGTATTTCCAACAAGGGAAACACCAGCATCAGCCGTTTGAATACCAACAATCACTCCCAGAGCAACAAAGTTTGATGCCGCAGCAACAAGTACTTTTTGCACGTAGGGGATACCGTTTGCATCAGAACCACCAGAGGCGTAGCTAGTAACAATATCTCCGATAGCGTAAGAGCAGATAGTATCCGCAGTAGGAATGGCGTACATACGAGCAGCACCGTTGTACACGGCTCCACTCAGGTAACTAACGGGGCTTAGACCGTTAATTTTTGCAACGTTTGCCATTTAAGTCTCCAATATGGATAGGGTTTCAGGATAGTTTGATACCATCCCTAGGGACATAGAACGCAGGATTCTCACCTGTAATCTTGCCACCACGGACTGCAGTATCAATCATGTCGTTCTTGCTTTGAAGTTCGGCTTGATCTTCCTCATACCATTCTTGCCTAATCTTCATCAGGTACGCATACATTGGTTCACCTTTATCGTGTGTACCAACTAAGAAGCGCACTCTGCTATCTCCTAAATCTCCGTTACGTGAAGTCACGTTTTCGGATACACCCTTAATCTCAGACGGAGTAACAAACTCATATCCGTTTTCTGTAGCTAATTCTAACCTTGACTTGTCATCATTCATAATATGCAAATGATAACCAGGAATAGTTCCATCAACCTTCAATTTACTTGATGTGCCATTAAAGACACCACGCTTACGACGCACAGCACCATCTTTAGCTGGTGTTACTTCTGGCGTAGGGTTGATGCGTTCTTGTGTTGCTTCCAAGCTCTTCTCTCTCTTTTCTTGCAGCGTATATGCGCGGGGCATAGTGTTCTCCATTATCTAAGTGTTATTCAGACCAGTCGTAATCAGCAACGTATGCTTCTTTTGTCATCAACTTCTGCTTTACAAACCTATCACAGGCTGCTTTAGCTGTTTCTGGCAAATTGTCATACGACCTTTTACTACCACTGTTCCCACCACTACCTCCCTTGCCCCTACCACTACCAGACTCAAGCTGATAATTGGGGGTACGCTTTTCTTCTTTTCCAAATTTCTGAGGAAACTCTTCAATTAGGACTTCATCAAGCCTAGTAAGAAAAGCATCTCCAGCTAGTCCTGGGTTCTCAAGTCTAAGGGTCTCTCCTATGGCATTAGTCATAGAAGTCATCCTCTTATCCTTTCCAAACCACTCATTCTTGTCTAACCAAACTTGAAGCTTTGGATCAACTGCACTTGGCAATGCACCACGTACTGGAGCTTCTTTAGCAGCATTATCCTTTGCAGTCTTTGCTTCTTCTTTAGCTGAATCTATTGCATCATCTAAGGCATTAACCCTCTGACCGTCACCATCTGTAATAGCTTGGGCGCGAGCAGCTTTAAGATTAACTACCTCTAGTTCAAGTTCCTTTGCCTTACGTTCATAAGATTCTTTTTGAAACTTATGAAACTCATCTGCTGCAACTCTAAACTCTTTCAGACTTTCTTTAGTCTGGTTAAGTTCTTTAAGAAGGTTCTCATTATTCTTTCGAAGAATAGGAAGAATCTCCCTACCTCGCTTAACAAAAGTCTCAGCATCTACCCAATCTTTTTCATCCCCATGAAACTTATCTTTAGGAGCCCATCCTTGAGATGATGCTTCTTTGATAATCTTTTCATCTACTTCTGGGGTCTCAATTTTTACTTCTTCTTGCTGTTCAATCTCTTTAGTCTCAGCCATCATATACTCCTAGTTCACTAACTTCGTCAAATAACTGTTTAAGCACCTTTTTTAAGGTGAGGATCTACCAGTTCTACGTCTTCGTCTAAAGTAGCCGTAATGTCACCATCATTGACCATCCTGTACTTCACTCCATCCCTACCTGTGTAGAGCAGCCCTGCGTATTTAGCAAAAGCTACCTTATCGCCTACCTTACACCAGGGAATAGACATATCGTCGTAGCAAGTGTCACCCATAGCCACTACCACACCTGTGGTATTTGCCATTTGTTCACGTTCTCGCTGGTTATCCGTACCTAAAATGATTCCACCTGCACTTTTTTCCATAATTTCTCTGGGAAGTACCAAAACTCTGTGTCCCGCTGGATTAATCCCACTAGGATTGCTTGGGTGCGTCATAAAGTTCCTCATAAGTGATATCTAAAATATTAGCTATTGCCCTGCACATACCTTTTACTAGCTCTGGGTGCTCATAAACATCGTTTATCAGCCCTTCTTTCATGGTTTCCCTTTCCCCAACAAGCTTTTTAAAGAACTTCTGGGTAACTGGGGAGCTTTTCCATTCCTCAAATCCATTTAGTGTTACTGGTTCCATTGCTTTTTAGTCCTTTAACTTTCTACAGTTGGGATTTCTGGGGTTCCTGTAGGTTGGTTAGCTTTCATCTGGTCAAACACCTTGGTCATGGTATCTATACTACTTGTAAGCCCTTCCCTACGTTCTCTTTGCAAAGCTATTGCTGCATTAACTTCATTAATCTTGTGATCCCGTGCTGAACTTTGTATCTCTGCACCAATGAAAGCTACCTCTGCTTCCAGTTTTTGTATCTTAGCTTGGCTAAGTTCTGCTTCTTTCATTAGTTTGAGCAGACCAAGTTTGAGATGCAGATCCATTTCAGCCTGTTTGGTCTGTGCTCTGATCTGTTCAATCTGAACTTTAACGTCAGGCCCTGCAGGAGGAATAGCATTCTTGCCAGCAGGATCAGGCAACAGAGCATCAATGTCTGGAACCTTCAGAGCTTTTAGGAAACGTTTCTCAGCTTCATACCGATTGTAAAGTCCTGGATTAGTCTGAACTGCTGCCTGAATTGCCATTGCTTGCTGTAAGCGCAAGGAGTCAGACGTAATACTAGGATCAGCACTAGGGCGAACATCACTTGAATCACCCTCATAGTCCTTAACAAGAATCACCCCCTTTCCGTTGGCCTCCGAAGTAAACATAGAATCTTCTACTACGTGCAGTTGGTTAAGTCGGTACTCTTTACGAAGCTCTTGCTTAAGGGAACGGTAAGTTCTTTTAAAGATGCCATTAAATACTTTCTTACCTTCTTCTGCCATTGTTCGGGTAGTTTCAGCAGGTGTGTTCTGTCCTGGGTTTTGACCTACCAGAATATCTACAGCACCACCAGTACGTTCACCGTAATTAATTAGCAGATTGAGAAGCGTAAAGAGAACCTGACTAGGTTCCCTTACTGGCAAAGGCATGATCCCTTTTCTAAGGTCATCCCCAGTTGTGTCTACGTGCTTCCATTCCAAAGGAGCAAAAGAAAGATTGCCACCCCTAAGTTTGATGCCACGGCTCATAAATCCACCAGCCGTATTAGCCATCGTTCCTGCATCTACAAGCTGGTTAATCAGGGTATTGATTGACTCATTCAGAGGCCCTAGAAGAACCCCAAAACCAAGATCATAAAACCCACCATCAGGAGAAGGAATAAAAGGATATTTGGTAAAACATCTTTCTGGTTCAATACTGAGGATTTCATCTTTGACACTCCTTTTGATACTGGTCTCAAAGTATCTGGCTACAATCCTAGCTACTTTTCTAGTGTCTTTACGAACACAGACAATGTAGGGCTCTTGATAACCATCACCATCAAAATCAATGTAGCAATGCTGTTCCAAGATCTCATACGGAGTACTCTTATCGTTTGATTCTGGGGGGTTCATCCCCTGAGCTTTGTTCTGGGCTGCTTGAAGGGTGTTGTTATTTACCCCAACATTGTTTACGTTTGGACGAGTCTCACTTAC